GCCTCCTTCTATGGGGACATCACAGAACTATTTTCCGAAAAACCATGAAAGGCCTTCCCGATGCCCATTTTAATTCCGTTTGACCCTAAGAAGCATAAGGCTATTGATTTGCCTGGTGGCAGCAAGGCTACTGAATACACGGCTACAGCGGAGGCTCCTGACGGTGGAGCTTGGAACATTCCTCAGATTTGGTTTAACAGTAAGACTGGGGAGCCCAAGTTATTGCGGGGTGATGCTGCTTGGAATGCTGCTAAGGATTATGAGGATAGTTCTGGCAAGAAGTTCCCGCGTTTCACTAGCATCTCTGTTGCTGAGAAGGCTGCTGCGGGTCGTAGTGATAAGGGCGGTGCTTCTGAGAAGGCTCTTGCTTCTGGCGGTATGCGTCCGAAGGCACGTCCCAAGCGAATGCTAAAGCTGAAGGCCCAGTAAGGATATCTAGTGTCGTTGTCTTATCGTGATGATCTTGGTGACGGCGTGAGTGTTTGGGAGGTATTTCCTGATGGCTTACGTCTTTACCATGATGGCAAGCTTGTTGCTAAGATAGCTCACGATAAGTTTCCTTACTTGATTGAGGATCTTGCCAAGGGGTTATTGTCTGAGTCCCGTGGTGAATACCTATTGTAATATCGTTTCCCAGGCGATATCGTAATCTCACTGTAACGTTGTATAGGAGATACACATATGAATAAGCGATTTAGTGTTGTGCAAGCGAAGGAAGTACCTGGTCGGGATAAGCCTGTTTGGTTACGTCATGGCATTGCCTTTCAGAATGACAAGGGGATTAGTATCAAGCTTGAGGGTTTGCCGCTTCCGAATAAGGAGGGCGAGGTTTGGCTGAAGTTGTTTGAGGATGATGGCACTCGTCAACAGCAACAAGCTGCACCGGCTGCTGCTCCTTTGGACGATTCGATTCCGTTCTAATGGCTAGAAAAAAAGAGGATAAAATAAAACCTATCCCGCCGGTTGGTCGGTTTGGTGGTGCGCGTGTGTTGCAGCGTCGAATTGGCCGGTCGGAGACATTGGCTCAGAACAAGGAGGCTGTTGCTACTGAGCTGATTGCGATGGGCACGGCTCGTATGACTGACATTATTGATCTTCATACTGGTCAGGTTAAGCCGCTGGATGAGATCCCGTCTGAAGCATTGGCTGCGATTAAGAAGGTTACGGTTGGTCAGTACGGCACAACCATTGAGCTATTCGACAAGGTTAGTGTTCTTCGTATCCTAGCAAAAGCTAGTGGGCTGCTGGATGTTGAGAGCAATGTTGATAAGCCTTCGATCATTGGGATCAACATGAAGGGTCCAGATATGACCACAACTTATGAGGCTGATGATGGCTGATCTCCCAAGCATGAACTTGGATTTTTCTAAGTCTGCTACGGTTTGGAAATTCCTACACGATAAATCTTTCGTTCGAGGCCTGATGGGTCCAGTGGGATCTGGGAAGTCATACGGTTGTGCTGCTGAAATAATGCTTAAAGCTGTTCAACAAAAGCCCTCTCCGCGTGATGGGATCAGGTATTCACGGTTTGTGATCGTGAGAAACACCTATCCAGAGCTGCGAACTACTACGATCAAGACTTGGGGCGAGTTGTTTCCAGAGGATGTTTGGGGGCCAATGCGCTGGCAACCGCCTATAACCCACCATTTAAAGTTGCCTACCCGTGATAATGCGCCTGGAATTGACTGCGAAGTTATCTTCATGGCTCTTTCTACGCCACAAGATGTGCGAAAGCTGCTGTCATTGGAGCTAACTGGGGCCTGGGTAAACGAGGCCAGAGAGCTTCCGAAGGCTGTGATCGATGGCCTTACTCACCGCGTGGGCCGTTACCCCACTAAATCAGACGGTGGTGCGTCCTGGTATGGCATTATCATGGATACCAACCCGCCCGATGCGGATCACTGGTGGCATGAGCTTGCTGAGAAGAACAAGATTGCCGGTCGTTTCCCTTGGACCTTCTTTCGCCAGCCTGGTGGTGTGCTTGAGGTTCCATCAAAGGATCTACCTGAGAACCCAGAGGCAAACGGCTTTGTATTTTCAGGCGCTAAATGGTGGATGGTTAATCCGTCTGCTGAGAATAAAAAGCATTTACCGGATGGATACTACGAGCAGATGCTTGGCGGTAAGAATGCTGACTGGATTCGTTGCTATGCTGAAGGCAAGTACACGTTTGTGCAGGAAGGTAGACCGGTTTGGCCGGAATATGACGATGAGATGATGTCGGCAGAGGTTCAGTATGATCCCCAGTACCCGCTTCAGATCGGCGTTGACTTTGGTTTGACACCGGCGGCTATCTTTGGGCAACGAACTTCCGGCGGTGCATGGAAGGTACTTGATGAGCTGGTTACGTTTGACATGGGGCTTGAGCGGTTTGGTCAAGAGCTTCTAGGCAAGATCGCTGCAAGCTTTGATAAGGCGGAGGTTCAGATCTGGGGAGATCCAGCCGGTAACAAGCGCGACGAGATCTATGAGGTTACTGCCTTCGATCACTTAAAATCGATTGGGTTTCGCGCCCAACCAACAGATAGCAACGCTTTCAATGTAAGACGAGAGGCTGCTGCGGCCCCTATGAACCGGCTGGTGGGCGGTAAACCTGGGCTTATCGTGAATAAAAAATGTTTAAGGCTGCGAAAATCTTTAAGTGGCGGCTATTTCTTCAAACGTGTGTCAATGGGCGCTGGGCAGGATCGATTTAAAGACGCGCCGGTGAAGAATGAACACTCTCACTGCGGGGATGCGTTCGGATACTTGATGCTGGGCGGTGGTGAGCAACGCAGATTGCGGCGTGGTAGCTACGGAAACAGCTTTGCCGGTGGTCAAACTTACAACGCAAACACAGATTTCAATATATTCTAATGGCGTTGATCCAGCTTCCACAGATCCGAATGAGCCATGATGAGCACATAGTTCCGCTCTTGTATGCACATTTAACCAGGATAAATCTCAAAGAAGAAAACAGAGACTTTGAAAACGTGATTCCAAATTATATTAATTACGTTTGGGATCACGCAACACCAGGCATGAGCTGGGCTGGCATTGGCAGAGGCAAGGTCGTTGCTGCATTTGGCGTCCGGCCCTTTTGGGATGGCGTGGCAGAAATGTGGTTGATCCCTGGTAAAGAGATTGACCGTCATGCGATATCGGTTATCCGTGCAGCAAAGCAACTAACCGATATTACAATGGGTGATTATGGGATAAGAAGGTTACAAATGTGCGTAAATACCCAGAACGATACCGCATTTAGGTTTGCCAAAGCACTACGTTTCGAGGTAGAAAGCGTTATGACAAAGTACGGGCCGGATGGGTCCGACTATTACATGATGGCGAGGTTCTAATATGGGTGGAATATTTGGTGGTGGATCTAGAGCTCCCTCTCAAGCTCAAAAAAATGTTGAAGCAGCTCAGGCAAAAGCGCAAGAATCCGCAGAAGCTCAGGAAAAATCTGAGATGCAAGGCGTACAGAAGCGCCGAAGGCTTCGTCAAACTGGTGGTTTGCGTCTGCTATTCTCTCCGTATAAAATGGAAGGGCCAAACCAGCCCACCTCAACTTTGCTCGGTGGAGGAAACTAATGGTCAGTAAATCTTTAAGGCCAAAGATGCGCCCAAAAGTTAGTATTCTTGATGATCTCAAGACTGACTATGGATATCTCAAAGCAGCTATAACTGGAGAAACGTACAACGATCCTAACCCAGCTCGAACCCGATCAAGGGCCGCCAGGTCAAAGTCGATGGTAGACAAGATGATGAGCAATAGCGATAAACCATCTAAGCCAAAAGGCCCGACTGCCGCGCAAAAAGCCGCTGCAAAGTTAGCTGATCGAAAATCAAAAGGTCAGGCTCGGCGTAAAAAATACGAATCGGCTATGACTCAAAGTAAAAAAATGAAACTTCTGTTTAATTATTAGGAAGCTTAATATGCCACGGCTAGATGTAAGAGAAATTATTGAACGTGAGGCCAAAGCCCAATCCCGCAAGGATCAGTGGCGCTCTATCTATGAAGATTGCTATGAGTTCGCTTTGCCACAGCGCAATATGTATGATGGCAACTATGAAGGCGGCACTGCTGGTCAAAGCAAAATGGGCCGCGTGTTTGACTCAACCGCTATCTCAGCAACTCAGCGTTTTGCCAATCGCATTCAAGCTGGCCTATTCCCACCTCAGAAAGCTTGGTGTCGACTAGAGGCTGGATCGGGCATTCCAAAAGAACAGGCCCCACAGGCTCAAGCCGCTTTGGATGCTTACACTGAGCGTATGTTTGAAGTTATGCGGCAAACCAACTTTGACCTGGCAATGGGTGAGTTCCTGCTGGATCTCTGCGTTGGCACGGCGGTTATGATGGTTACGCCTGGTGATGAGGCTACTCCTATTCGATTCACTCCAATCCCCCAGTACCTCGTTGCCATTGAAGAAGGCACGTTTGGAAACGTGGATAATGTGTATCGCAAGCTTAGAATGAAGGCGGAAGCAATACCACAAGAGTTTCCAGATGCGGATATTACAACAGAATTAGCAGAAGCAATATCACAGTCTCCATCAAAAGAGATCAATTTGCTTGACGCTGTAGTTTATGACTACGAAAAAGGCGTTTATTGCTACCACGTTATTTGGCCTGGTAAGAAGCAAGAGCTGGTTTACCGCACCATGAAGTCTTCGCCGTTTATCGTTGCCCGATACATGAAGGTTGCCGGTGAGATCTATGGACGTGGCCCATTGGTTACAGCGATTGCTGACATTAAGACGCTAAACAAGACTGTTGAGCTGGTTCTGAAGAATGCCTCACTGTCTATCTCTGGCGTTTACACGGCTGCTGATGATGGTGTCCTAAACCCTCAGAACGTAAAGATCCAACCTGGTGCAATCATTGGTGTTGCTCGAAATGGTGGCGCTCAAGGTCCATCTTTGGCCCCGCTTCCCCGTGCCGGTGACTTTAACACAAGCCAGATTGTAATGAATGATCTGCGTATGAGCATCAAAAAGATCCTGATGGATGATACCTTGCCGCCTGATAATATGTCGGCTCGGTCTGCAACTGAGATTGCTGAGAGATCCCGTGAGTTGGCGTCTAACCTTGGCTCTGCCTTTGGTCGCTTGATCGATGAAACAATGATTCCGCTGGTTTCCCGCATTCTTTATGTAATGGATCAGGCTGGATACATCGATTTGCCTCTTAAAATAAATGGCGTTGAGGTTAAGGTCACACCGGTAGCTCCACTAGCCCAGGCTCAAAAGCTACAAGAGGTAAACGATATTGTGCAGTTTATGCAGATTGCAAACTCTCTAGGCCCACAAGGACAGATGGCGTTATCAATCCCAAGAATTGCTGCATTTATTGCCGAAAAGATGAACATCAAACAAGAATTGCTCAGCACAGCGGAAGAGCAAGAGGAAATGATGCAACAAATGCAGGAACAAGCAATGGCTGAACAAGGGCCGCAAACTGCTAACGATGGTGGGGCAACAATGGAGGCGATGCAATGAGTTCACCAGATGGTTGGGAAGGATTAACCCAAGCAACGAGTGACGCTCCAAGGGCCGCAGATATAGATATTCTGTATGGCAAAGTGTTTAAAAGCACAGAGGGGCAACGTGTTTTAAGTCATTTGCGAAGTATTACTATTGAGCAACCGACTTGGAACCCAGGAGAGGACGCGAGCTTTGGATATGTCCGAACAGGCATGGCTGAAATGGTTCGTATTATTGAAAAAAGAATAGAAAGGTCAAACAATGGCTGAAGCAATGGCAGCAGAAATGGAAGCAGACGCTCCTTTGATTAACACAATGGCACGAGAAGAAACGCCCCAAGGCGATGCACCAATCAAAATACATGATGATCCAGAAGATAGCACGGAAATAGCGGAGGCAATAGATCGCCCAGATTACCTTGCTGCTAAATTTTGGAACGAAAAAGATGGTGCTGCTGATGTTGAAAAGCTTGCAAAGAGTTACTCAGAGCTTGAAAAAAAGTTTAAAGCCGGAAAGCATAAGGCACCGGAAGAGTATGATGTATCTTCACTTGCGGATCAGGGTTTGGACTCTGAAGATCCGACTGTCGCCGTATATCAGGAGTGGGCTAAAGAAAACGGGATTAGCCAGGATGCTTTCGAGGATCTCGCTGGCCGTGTCTTGGGCTTATCAAAAGATGAGCAAGAGAGTGTCCAGTACGATCAACGTGTGGAAATGGAGAAACTAGGAGCCAACGCTTCTGAAAAAATCCAAATGACTGAGCGCGTTTTGATGAAGGCCCCCTTAAATACTTCTGAGCGTGATGCTATTGCCTACTCTCTGAATAACGCTGATGCTATCAATGCTTTTCTAAAGTATCACCAATCAATTACAAATGAGAACATCCCAATCAAGCCGACTATCCAGCAAGAGAGCATGACTAAGGATGATCTTCAGGTTGCTATTGCAGATCCAAGATGGCAAACTGATGCTGCTTGGCGCGGTAAAATGGAAAAACAGTGGTTCCAATCGCAGCCAAAATCTTAAACTCTTGCAATAAATATCGCTTGCGTGTACTTTAGCCGTAACGGTTAACCGCGCTCGGCCCGTTAGATGTAGTAATCTACTGGCTGGCGCGGCCATAATGCGCAAGCGAACCGCCCGAACTTCGGATAACGGACCGCGTTTTGTTGAAACTCAAAACGGAGGTATCTGCAATGGCGCAGAACGTCACAGCAGCTTTTGTTGATTTATTCGATTCCGAAGTCAAACAAGCGTATCAAGCTGAATCTATTCTTCGCGGTACAATGCGTACTCGCACAGGTGTAGCCGGTAACACTGTCAAATTTCCAAAAATTGGCAAAGGTGTTGCCACTATTCGCGTTCCACAAACGGACGTAACACCGCTAAACGTAACATATGCTCAAGTAACAGCCACAATGTCAGATTACATTGCTGCTGAATACTCTGACATTTTCCAACAATCACACATTAACTTTGACGAGCGTTCAGAGTTAGTTCAAGTTGTGTCTAAATCCATTGCTCGGCGTATGGACCAGCTTTGCATCGATGCTCTTGTCGGCAATGCCGGTACAACTGTTGCCACAAGCATTGGTGGTGCTACCACTAACATGAACATTGAAAAGCTTCGCGCTACTGCGAAAGCAATGAATGCTAAAAATGTTCCATCTGAAGGCCGTTATTTGCTTATGCATGCATCACAGCTCGATGCTATGCTTGGTGAAACTGAAATCACTAACCAAGACTTTGCCACTGTAAAAGCTCTTGTTCGTGGTGAAGTAAACGCTTTCATGGGCTTTAACATTTTGACAATGGGTGATCGTGATGAGGGCGGCGTTCCTAAACCTTCCACACGTTCATGCTTTGCCTGGCATAAAGATTCGATGGGCTATGCTGAGTCAATGTCTCAGAAAACCGAAGTAAACTATGTCCCAGAAAAGACATCGTTCTTGGTTAGTTCCATGTTCTCTGCTGGCTCTGTTGCTATCGATACCGATGGCATTGTTCAAATCAACTGTACTGAATAAGGAGAACTGAAACATGGCATTCGCATTAGCAAACTGGGCAACTGTTGGCGCTTCTAAAAGCGGCAATGCACCAGCTATCTATAGCTACAAGTCTTCTGGTGATAACAAGGCGGCTATTGCTGGCTCTGGTTATTTTAACTCAGTCGCGGATCTTCTCACCACTGGTGATTGGGTTTATACTTACGGTAGCGATGGCGGTCAAACATTGGCTGTTACTAAAACCGGCGCTGTTATTACAGCGGCAGTGATCTAAAGAAAAGGGGGGGCTGGTTTAATCTGGCCCCTCTCCTACTACTTGGAGAGCAATTATGGCTGCTGGCGACACTTCACTTTCAATATGTTCTGACTCTCTTATATTGTTGGGAGCTGCTCCTATCTCATCTTTCACTGAAGGATCTGATGCTGCTCAAGCTTGTGATAAGCTTTATCCAGATCTTCGAGACACAATTATTTCTAATTATCCGTGGAGCTGGAGCCTCAAGAAGGTGCAACTCAACCGATTAGTTACCGCTCCAATCGGTGAGTGGAGCTATGCCTATCAATTGCCAGGTGATATGCTATCTGGAGTTCTGGCATTATTCACCAGCGCAGGAAAAAGCGAAAACCCAACGGCTTATGGCTGGGAGCTTTACGGCGATCAGGTTTATAGC